TATAGGAGTGGGCTAGAGATCAAGATAGCAGAGCAAATCAAAGGCTGTGGTATCGAGGTCGAGTATGAGACAGAGCGTATCTATTACGTCTGGCCTTCACGCGACAGCTACTACACTCCTGACTTCAAGATACCCACCAAAGACGGTGGGTTTTTCTTTGTGGAAACAAAAGGACGCTTCTTACCAAAAGAGCGTCAGAAGCACCTGCTTTTGAAACAGCAGTTTCCACACACCGACATCAGGTTCGTCTTCAGCAACCAAAACCAGAAGCTCTACAAAGGCTCAAAGACTTCTTATGCCGCTTGGTGTGAGAAGCACGGTTTTACATATGCAAACAAGACGATCCCTGATGCTTGGTTCAACGAGTAGTTACGCAAGGGAGCAAGCGTATGGATACTATTACGATTAAAGAAAGTGAGAGCGAGTTTGTTCGGCACATACCATGTGAGAACCCTGACTGTGGTTCGTCTGATGCAAACTCTCTTTATGACGATGGACATACGCATTGTTTCGCATGTGGAACTACCGTCCAACAACCGAATAGCACCAGTGATCAACCGAAGCCCCTTGTCATGGCTAACTCTCTAGGGTTGATCACTGGTGTCTACCAAGACCTAGTTAAGCGCAAGCTCAACAAGGAAGTGTGTAGGAAGTTTGGTTACTTCAAAGCTATGCACAAAGGAGAGCCAGTCCAAGTCGCAAACTATGTCGGCAAGGATGGCACTGTTGTCGCTCAGAAGGTGCGAACCAAAGACAAAGGTTTCAGCATCTTGGGTGACTCAAAGAAGATGTCTCTCTTTGGCTCCCACCTATGGGGCAAAGGAAAGATGTTGGTTATCTGCGAGGGCGAACTCGACACGATATCTGCCCATGTGTGTCTGGGTAAGTATCACGCAGCAACGGTTGGAATACCTAACGGTTCCAACTCCGCTGTAAGGGCAATCAAAGATAACTATGACTACGTTTCCGGCTTTGACAAATGTGTGATTTGCTTCGATGCAGATGACGCTGGACGCAAAGCAGCTATGGAAGCGGCTCAGATGCTGCCAGTCGGCAAAGCCTTCATAAGTCACCTCCCAATGAAGGACATAAACGACTGCTTGGTAGCTGGGAAATCAGCAGCCGTGGTGAGTGCTATCTTCGAGGCGAAAGAGTATCGCCCTGATAGCATAGTTGCCGCTGCCGATCTCCGATCCGTGATAGGTCAGGATGACGCTGCTTCATCCATTAAGTATCCTTACGACCAGTTGAACGCCATCACAGGCGGCATCAGGCGTGGGGAGCTTGTGACGATCACAGCAGGTTCGGGGATGGGTAAGACCACCTTAGTCCGTGAGATTGCCTACAAGTTACACCAGTCTGGTGAGAGGCTAGGTTTGCTCTGCTTAGAGGAGACTAACAAGCGCACTCTACTGGGCTTAGTAGGAACACACCTCAACAAGAACATCACGGTAGACAGATCACAGAGTACACCAGAAGAGATCGAGGCTACCTTTGACGAGCTGTTTCCAGAGGATCGACAGGTCTATCTCTACGATCACTTTGGTAGCTGTGACATCGACACGATCATTCAGCGTATCAGCTTCATGGTCAAAGCCCTTGGGGTAACTGTTGTTGTCCTCGATCACATTAGCATCTTGGTAAGCGGCCTAGCCACTAACGATGAACGTAAGCTCATAGACATAGCCATGACACGCCTCAGAACAGAGGTAGTGCAGGAGCTTGGTGTAGCCCTGATCATTGTGAGCCACTTACGCAGACCATCAGGTGACAAAGGGTTCGAGGGCGGCGAAAAGCCTACCCTGCAATCCCTACGCGGTAGCCACTCGATAGCCCAGCTATCCGATATGTGCCTGTCGATGGCTGTTCCATCAGAGACACCTGACAGCGACACCCGAATCCTCTCAGTCCTAAAGAACCGCTGGTCGGGTCAGACAGGCTGGGCTGGCAACATTCAATTCAACAGAGACACAGGCCGATTGGTCGAAGAAGGGAGCGAGTTCTAATGACACATCCAATGACACTTGATGGATACCAGCTACAAGCTGAGACAACCTTTATCGTTGAGGAAAGCAAGATCGAATACCTAGCTCTTGGCCTAGCCTCGGAAGCTGGTGAGGTCTGTGACAAGCTCAAGAAGCATCTGCGTGACGAAGGTGAGCCACTGGCTGACATGGACTATGAGAAACGTCTAGCAGTCATGCAAGAGTGTGGTGACGTTCTTTGGTACTTGGCAAACATAGCAGCTCAGTTCCAGTTCGACCTAAGTAGCGTTGGTGAGATGAACCTTCGCAAACTAGACAGGCGTATGCAGCTCGACCTGATCAAAGGATCGGGAGATGACAGATGAGGCGCATGTTCTTTGACTTGGAGACTGACGGGTTAGACCCTGATGTTATCCATTGTATCGCGGTTGGCGAAGAAGGCCATCCAGTATGGAGCTATGGCCCTGACCAGATCAAAGAGGGCTTGGAGATGCTCTGTGAGGCTGATGAGCTAGTTGCCCACAACGGTATTGGCTACGACTTCAAGGTTATCAAGAAGCTCTATCCTAGCTGGCCTTTCGATGGCAAGCGCACAGACACCCTAGTTCTGTCGAGGCTCATACGAGCTGACCTAAAGAACGAGGACTTCACCTACAACTGGTCTACAGAGATCATGCCCAAGAAGCTCTTTGGTTCTCATAGCCTCAAGGCTTGGGGCATGAGGTTACAGAATAGGCTCGGCGGTGACTTCCTAAAAGGTGACTACGATGGTGGCTGGGAACACTGGTCGCAGGAGATGCAAGACTACTGTGAACAGGATGTCAGAGTCGCTATGGCTCTCTACACCTTCCTCAAGCCTGACACTTGGCCTGACGAAGCTCTCGACATGGCACATGAGATCAGTGAGATTGCCGAGAACATAGGCAACGCTGGCTGGACTTTCGATGAGGCCAAGGCTGGCAAGCTCTATGCCGAGCTATGCACAAAGCGTGAAGAGCTTGACCATGAACTCCAAGACCTGTTCGAGCCTTGGGAAGTGCATGAGACATTCATCCCAAAGCGAAACAACAAGACCCTTGGTTACATCGAGGGTGAGCCGTTCACCAAGACTACTGTGGTCAACTTCAACCACAACTCGCGTAGGCACATAGAGTTCTGCTTAACCAAGAAGTACGGTTGGAAGCCCTCTAAAACGACACCGCAGGGACACGCTATCATAGATGACGTTGTGCTTGGTGAGCTGGATTATCCAGAGGCCAAGAAGCTGTCTGAGCTGTTCTTGGTACAGAAGCGCATAGGCCAGCTTGCAGAAGGACCGCAAGCATGGATGAAGAAGGTCGATAGTGACGGTAAGTTACGTCACAGGATCATCTGTCCAAGCACTCGGACTCTACGCTGTACACATATTAAGCCAAATCTAAGTAACGTCCCAGCGGTGCGCCTTCCCTACGGTCAACAGTGCCGTGAGTTGTTCACTGTGCCTTCTGGATACCAGCTTGTTGGGTCTGACCTTTCGGGAATCGAGATACGCCTCTTTGCCCATTTCTGTGCAGCTTACGATGGGGGTGACTATGCAAAGAAAGTCTTGGAATCAGACATTCATCAAAGCAACGCAGAGGCGTTCAGCGATGAGCAAACCAAAGTTGAGAGGTCAGTCGCCAAGGGCGCACTTTATGCACTCTTGTACGGATCAGGTGACTCCCGACTTGGAGCAATGGTCGGCAAAGGAGCCAAAGAAGGAAAGCGACTAAAAGATAACTTCATAGCTGCTGTGCCAAGCTACGGCATCCTAAAGAACAAGGTCGAAGAAGCCGCACAGAAAGGCTTTATCACCTCGCTTGGCGGCAACCGTATCAAGGTCAACTCAACTCACACTGCTTTGAACAGTTTGTTGCAATCAGCATCAAGCGCAATCAGCAGCAAGTGGGTTGTCCTCATAGCAAACGAAATTAAGAAACAGAACCTCGATGTCACGATCCTCGGTTGGATACATGACGAGGTGCAAATGGCAGTGAAAGGAGACCCAGATCATGTCGGTAATATCGCTAGACGATGCGCGCAAGAAGCTGGGGAAGCGTACAGCCTCAGAATACCAATCGACGCAGAGTACAACGTCGGACAAAGCTGGGCAGACACACACTGACCTAGATGAAGAGACTGAGAAGTCACTTGTAGACTTATATCAGGTTCTCAAAGAAGCACAGATAAACAGCTTCACAACTAAATCTAAATTCTCAAGAACATGGGCAAACGTCATTGCGATGGCGGCTAGTGAGGGACTTATCTCCACTAGGGCCAGCTCTGACATATGGGGCAACCGCTGGCATGTAACTGAGGATGGTGATCAATTCATAGAGGAGTTAGAAGATGTTATTGATTGATGCTGATCTGTACTTATACAGAGCCACTGCCGCTACAGAGCAGGAGATCTGTTGGGACGAAGATGAAGGGTCTAACCTATGGTCTTTAGACACCGACCTCAAGCAAGCTAAACAGTTATTCCGTAACCAGCTAGAGCATTTTAAAGACACTCTCAAGGACACTAGCTTTCTGCTTTGTTTGTCGTCAGCCACTAACTTTAGAAAACAAGTTTGCTCTAGCTACAAAGGCAACCGTAAGAAGACACGGAAGCCGCTTGGTTACAGGGCTATGGTTGAGTGGGCTATTGTTACTTACCCTACAGTTACTCTCGATAGCTTAGAAGCTGATGATGTCATGGGCATCATGGCGACTAAGCCTGAGAACGCGGGTAAAGCAGTTATAGTGTCTGACGATAAGGACATGAAAACTATCCCTTCTAAGCTCTACAGACCCATGACCGATGAGCGTCTGGATGTGTCACTAGCTGATGCTGATAAAGCCTTTCTTACACAGTGTCTGACGGGAGACCCCACAGATGGCTATGCAGGTCTCAAGGGCTTTGGTCCTAAGACTGCTGAGAAACTTCTAGGCAGCAGACCAACATGGTCAACAGTAGAGCAAGCCTACATCAAAGCGGGTCATACCAAAGAAGAAGCTCTAATCCAAGCAAGACTAGCTCGAATACTACGCTGGTCAGATTGGGACATCAAAGAACAGCAACCAATACTATTTAACGGAGGAACAGATGCAGTTGCGGCATGAACAGTACATGAAACGAATGGCGGAGGGTTCGCCCCCTGACATTATAAAAGAGCCAAATCATTACGCTCAATACAGACTCCAGCCCGTAGATTTCATCATGTCTAACGGGCTTTCTTTTTGGGCAGGGAACGTAATTAAGATCGGAAGAGCACACGTCTGAACTCCAGTCACTGACCAATCTCGTATGCCGTCTTCTGCTTGAAAAAAAAA